AAGTCAGGATAACCAGCAGTTACCACAAGAGCCAAGTCATCTAAATCAAAAGAGATATTCTCTTCTTCCAAGATATACTTAGCGTGGACAGCAACATCTTTCTTTGATGGTGGTATAATCTTATAGGTCTGACATCTACTCTGAATCGGGTCGATAATCTTTTCAACATAGTTACAAGTCAAGATGAATCGACAATGAGCAGAGAAAGTCTCCATAAGATTACGAAGAGCGGGTTGGGCTGAGTTAACATTAAGATAATCAGCCTCATCCAAGATTACGATTTTATTTGGTTTGAATCCAACAGAAGAAGCAAAGTTCTTTAGTTTGTCCCTAACCAAATCTATGTTTCGTTCATCCGAAGCGTTAATATAGAGATAGTCACATTCAATAGCGTTTACGATAATCTTGGCAAGGGTAGTTTTACCCCCACCCGCTCTACCATACAATAATAGGTGTGGAACATTCTGTTCTTCTATGAACCTCTCGACTTTCGTCTTTAGAGTTTCATTACCAACATAAGTGTCTAATGTCGATGGACGATATCGTTCCACCCATAATCCATGTGAACTCATACTATACCTGCTGTGATACTAAGTAATATTTAACATTGAAGTCGTCTATCTTAAACTCGATGTGAGCAAGACCACCTGAAGCAACTTGAAGAACTGCCTTTGAACATTCTTTGTTCGCATTTAGAACTTCTTTGAACAGATTAGCATTAAAGACGATTGGTTCAGTTAACCTTACCGCACCACTCTGAACTTTGATACTGATACGATTTGAGTTGATGTCACTAAAACCGATAACGAACTCTACACCACCATCTGCTGGTTGAATAGAAAAATGTTCTACATCGGATAAAGCACCTTTACCACGAATAAAAGAATTGATAAACTGAGAATCGATATTAATTAAAGTATCGAACTCAGGTACATTCTTTAGTTCTGGTACATCAGGAATAACACCAAGAGCAGCAAGTACATAACTTACAGATATTTTACCATCTGTAAATCCAAATGCAACAGCTTGTTCTTCATCTGTTGGTGCCTTAAGTAAATCGAAATCAATCTTATCAGCAAGAGTACCTAACATCTTAGAAAGAAGTGGTGTGTCATATACACCTACTTCAAAGTTAGGAAGTGATTGTTTACTAAGTGATAATTCACCCAAAAGACTTTTGTCTGGTGATATAAAACGAGTAGAAAGTGTTTCGCCGTTTGACTCCCACTTTACTGAATTTATACTACCACCAAGATTGTATTTTTGGATAAACGTATCTAACGTTATTTTATTCATTATTATTCTCCATATTATATTATAATTTACTAATTATTTTTGTAAATGTCAAGTTAAAAAAACTTTTCAATTGTATTTTTCTTTTCTACTGGCATGTCCCAAGACATAGCATCATAAAACATTTTTATCTTTTTGTTTAATGCCTTATCAAACAACTTATCTCGGTCAACATACTGATTGATGAAATCTATAATTTGTTTGGGATCGTCATAACCTTTGTAAGCAATCCCATCAATATTAAAAGGATTCTGTTTTAGGTAAACCCAACGAACCTTGTTTCCATTTGATATAGGTTCATGGTTGTTGGTCTTGAAATGTTTCAATAAGTCATTGTAGATAACCGAAGCTTTTGTATGAACTGGCGCACCTTTCTTCATTGGTGTAAACATTGTTTTACTTTGAAAACCACCTTTTGACTTATCAATGTATTTGGTTATACCCTTTACACCTGTTGGAAGAGCAATCTTATCTAACTCTTCATCCTTTAGGTTATTCTTGAAGTTTAGAATAAACTCGTCTATCTTATCTTTCGGAACTTTAGCAAGGATAGCTTTTAGAACCTTAGTCATGAAGTCACGAAATGCTGGCGGGAATGAACTACGAACAATATCTAAACCTTTAACATCAAGTTTTTCCACCTCTAATCCACCATCGTTAATAATCCATTGACCATATCTCTTCTTGGTAACCCAAAAGGCAGATTTAGCAATCATCTCTTGTTTAATCTCAAAACGATGGTCACCTCTGATATTTAGAAACTTACTACTGAAGTAATTGTAAGATTTATTAATGTAATCTTGAACCTCACCAGCAATCTCAAGAATCTGTTCGGTCATGAACTTATCGTCTTTAACATCGGCATTTGGAAACCTATTTTTAACAAGTGGTAGAGCAGAGTAGAAAACTGAGTCTGTATCTGTGTAAATACAATAATCTTCTTTCGTCTTCAATATGTTGTTGTAGTGATTATTAGCAATCTTCTCCGTAAACTGAATCAATTTCTGACCTGTCGTTGTCGTACCTTCAGCGTTGTCAATATCATAGAACCGAAATACCGTCAAACCCAAAACTCCGTACAAACTATTTAGAAGAATCTTCTGTACCAATTGTCTTCTATCAAAGTAACCATGTAGTTCGTCATTTCCTTCTTTACCATACTTCTTTGCCAGTTTTCTATACTCTACTCTTTCGTTAAACCACTTCTCAAGTATTGCTGGTATGACACCTTTTTGTTTAAGGTCATACAAAACACCATTTGATGAAATGGATATTTCATTCTTGTTGAAGAAATCTCTAAGTTCTCCACTCGAAAATGTTCTGATGGTTTTACCATCTTTAACAACCGAGTAGTGTTTTTCTTCCCCTCTAATAAATTCTTCCGCATCCCAACCATTTATCTTACCTATTTTAGTTTCTGGCGACATATTCAGAGACATAATAATACTTGGATACATAGATGTTAAGTCCAAATCAAACACCCAATCATAACGACCTGGTATTGGTGACTTAACATACGCACCACTAAATCTACCCTCTGAACCATCATATGTCACATTAGCCCCCTTACTTGGAGCAACTAAACCTAAACTACGAAGATATACCAACATCGCACCCTCAATGTAACGAGAACTAAAGTAAACCTCTTCATAAGGTATCCTACCCAAGTGAGATACGGCTCTAGCCAAATCCAATAGTTTGAACTTTTGGTCGAGTGCCTTAACTATCTCAACATCGTTTAGGTTATATTCAATAAACTTGTCAATATCATCTCTGTATAAATCGTCAAGTGTTCCCTCATACTCAACCTTACCTATACCAACTTCAATAGTTCCGATATGGTCTAACCTATAACTTGATTGTTGAGTATATGTAAACTTTCTGTATAAATCCATATAATCTAATGAACTAACACCAGCGATTCTATACATCTTTTTGTTTGGATTATACTTAACGATTTGTATCGGTGATAGAGCATTAGCAAACTCCTCACCTAAAACTTTTGATAGACGATTATATAGATAAGGAATATCAAATCCATTTGTATTCCAACCAGTAACCATTGTTGGTTGTACCTTTATCCAATATCTTAAAAACTCTTTGAGTAACTCTGACTCTGTAGAATAAAAACGAATGTCTACTTCATCTTTAACGTTATCTTGTCCATCTCCTAAAACATAAACACGATATTTACCATCGTGTTTTGTATACATAGCAATTGAGGTAACTTTGTTTTGAGCCTTGGATGGTTCAGGAAAACCATCAGTAACTTCTACCTCAATATCAAAAAATAATTCTCTGTGTTCCTTTGATGGTTCATCGGAATCTTCGTATCTATCTAAAAGAATACGAGTCTCTAACGGAATATCAGACTCAAACACACGACCAGTTTTAAAATCTTGTTCTGTCCAATATGTAACTTTCTTTAGTTTGTCGCCGTAGATGGAACGATATTGTCCACCACCATCTCGTATATAAGCATAATTTTTAAATATGAAATTTTGATAACCAGCGACATCATCCCAAAGATGAACTTCCACCTGATTACCACCTCTTTTTTCACACCAAATATTCTGATACATTTAGATTATAAAATCCCCATTTTCAACATATAAATATACAAACAAATAACCATATAGGCAAGCACTTTGTGGTAAAAAGGGGGGAAATTAATCCCCCCAAGTTTAACCATTAAAAATTGACAGATAGTCCTAAGTTGAAGTGTCTTGGTGTTCCAAGAAATACTTCAGCGTTATGAGCAAGATGTTCTTTCGCACCATACCCATTGTACTTACTATTGTCAACGGCATCTTGAATATAAACATTATCAAGAGCGTTAAATATATGACCACTAAGTGTCATATTTAAACCAGCAATTTCTGGTAGTTTGTAAGATAGATGTAAGTCTAACTTACCATAAGATGGAGTTTTCCACACTTGACTTCTGTCAGCGTCACCTTCAACCTCACGAGAATCAGGACTCCAATCTGAATAATGGTTATCATACCATTTATACAGACCTTGTACACTCAATCCTTCGATTGGTTTAACAGTTAATCCACCAACATAAGCAGTTTGTGGCATGTCTCCGACTTTAAGGTTGTTAAGAGCGTATTCATACTCAGTAGATGTTTGTCCAATGATTTGGTTATCATCATTATATTCCATCTCTGTATAATCACCCTTAGCATCCCCATCGAAATACCAATCACCAATACTTACGGCAACATCTAAATCAACCATCTCATGTAGAGCAATCTTAGATTCAACCTCTACACCAGAGTGTGATTGATTTACACCAGTAAGATAAATGATATCGGTATCACCTGAGTCACCTTGTCCAGTAGTTACAGACTTGGTAAGGTTTCTATCTTTCCATTGAGTGTTATAAAAACTACCCTTGATAGCAACTAACTCACTTCTGTATTCTCCACCAACTTCTGTAGATATGAATTTCTCATTATCTGGATTTGTAGATACATTTCCATCATAGTCAATTACATTATCAAGAATTGGTGGTTTTTGAACATATCCAACATTAGCAAATGCTGATAGTCT